ATCAGTGATCGTCCCTGTGATGGTGGTTGTTCCGCTAATATATAGTTCCGCACCAGCACCGCTTACAACAAAGGACACGGTTCCAGTTGCGGACTGCTCTACCACCCCGTCTGCGATATTAATAGTTCCAGCAGAACCATCGTTGATAATGTACGCACCGTTGGAGTTGACCGTAACGTCACCAATCGTCGCACCATTGACCAAATCGCTCAGCGTTACAGTGATATCAGCCGTGAAGACAAACCCAATCGTACCCGTAGTTGGTAGGTTCGTATCAGGCATCTCCAAGGCAGCGTTGTCAAATAGGGCATCGTCACCATCGCCGGGGTACGCAACACCCCCCCAGTTGTTGACATTCTCCCAGTCGTTGTCGGCACCTGCGCGGTCCCATGTATAATCAGCCATTAGTTAGCAACCTTCAGGACAATCGCCGTTCCGTTAAAGCCTCCGGTTACGCAGGCCATCTCAATACCCTTCGAGGCGGCAGTGATGATGTACGGGAAGCCTGTGACGGCGAGGACAAGACCGTTCTTGTCGTTGAAGTCCATCGCTCCGCAATACACAGGCGCATCATCGGCTTCTCGAAGCTGAATCGTGGTAGCCGCTACAGTCACCGTCCCCCATAGACCCATGAGGTAGTAATGGTAGTCGGCTAGGTCGGCTTTGATAGCAGCGACACCCGCAGCCGCTTGTGCAATCGACACATACTCTAAATCTTCGATAGTCAACCCAGAAGCGGTAAAGGCGTTCATCTGCGTAACGTCAGCAGCCATATTCGTTAGGGAGGCATTACCCGAGGTCTGAAGCGCAGACGTAGACAGGCCAGACCCCGTAACCTCAATGTCGGCAAGCGAACCTATTTCCCGGTCACTGAACTGGATCATCGCATACGCCGCCGCCGCTGTTCCAAGGTCGGTTTCAACCTGAATCACGTCCGCGTCCCGAAGGTCTATTTCGAGGGAAGCAATACTGTCGTCCGCCGGGGAACGCGCAATTGACCCAGGCTGTACGAGGGTTTCCGTGATAGTGTCCGCGAAAAACCCCGCAGCCACCAATGAAGTCGGAAGCGCCGCATCGCCAAGGGTAAACGCACCCTTCGCTGCGATGATGGGTGTCCAGACCTTCGTGTTAGTCAGCCACGAAGCCGACCACAAGATAACCTGATAGTTGACCGTCTCGTCCGCTGCATCAGTTCCGCCAAACAGGAATCGTGCCATCGAACGCTTGTCAATGTTGTGTACTGCCGTAGTGGGTTCTGTCGTTGTAACGGAAGGGTTGGACAACGCACCCGTGTCTGTTGACGCCGAAATCAATACGCCGTAAGCTGCCATGATCGGACTCCTTATTCATGCCCGAAAATACGTTCGTAGTTCTCGCTAAACTTATCAGAAGGTCTGGATGTAATCGGAGGCACGCGGGGGCTGTCTCCGAAGTGCCCTGCATTTCTACTGCGCTTCATTGCTTCTTCATGCAGGTCTTCGGTAAACGGAACCATATCGCCCGGAGGCATCGCCATATCCATGACCTTTCACTGCTGATCGTTCTCTTGTAGCCACAGTGTCTACACCGCCGCCAGTAGACACCCTCTATTTCGCGAAGCATGAACATATACGACCCGCACCGGGGGCACGGCGGTGTTGCGCTTCGCAAACCTACCTCACCGAGTATCACTTCGACTTCGGCTCAGGCTTAGGTTTCGGTTCCGCCTTTACAAGCGGCTTCATCGTCTTCGGATCAATCTTCATCGGTGTCTCCTTTAGGTGCTGCACATGAGGTAAATCATCGGGCCCGCAATGCCATCCGTGCCCGCGTTGAGGAGGTATCCGGCAACCTGATTCTCGCCAGCGGTGGGCGTTCCGCCCGCTTCGGCGAGAGTTCCGTTCCCAACCCAGAACACCGTTCGCTCATCCGCAGCGGCGTCGTCCAGGGTGGTATTGCCCGCGCCAATCAACGCCGGGCCCCACGTCTGGACCCACACATTGTAACCCGTTGGAGCCGTTACGGTGGGGACGCCCATCCACGCAGCCGTAGAATTTGTGGACTGGGACACCAGCCGGTACGGATTCGGGTAAACCTCATGGTAGTCAGAAGTCGTGGTCGCTACCTCAAGGGGCCGGTCGAGGTACATCTTCGTCGTAGTGTCAGACGCCTCGTTGCCAATAATCATACGCATAATCGAATTGGCAATGGTTGCCTTATAAATCTCGACAAAACCACCCGAAAGCTGATCCTCGGTGATACCCGCAAGGGTGGGGGTAATCGACGTGGCCCCAATCGCGGTGGCTGCGGGGTTGGCGGTGTAACTCAAAGCCGCTTCCGCCGTTGACGAAACGCCGTGATAAGACTGGCATCCGCCGGTAGTCGTGCCCATATACTTGTAGACCCGACCATCCCAGGTGAGGTACCTCGTTCCGTAGACATGCCGCTGGGTAGTCTCAGCAACACTGATGCTAAGTTCCTCCCCGGAGCTTGTACGGCTCCAATCAACCACAGAGGCGTTCGCCTCCGGGCCGATGACTTTGTTGGGCAAAGTGAATTTCGTACTCATCTTTCGACTCCTTGTGTTACTTCACTGTCAGGCACTCGTGGACGCGCGCGCCTTCGATGCGAACGGCTCCGAGGTCCATGTTGCTGTAGATACCCGTCGCGTGCTTCTTGTCAGGCCGTTCCGAGATACGGGTTTGCATGTCTCGGATGAAGCAAAGCCCCAACCCGCCTTCAGACCACGCAAACGTCCGGCGCGCAGTTGAAGTGGCCGCATCCAGGGGCAAACGAGTGGACACGAAGAAGTCGAAGCCCATAAAGTGCCCGACCGAACCAGAAACCAGGGGATTCCCATTCACGTAATCGGAACTGGCAACCTGTTCGATAGACAGCATCGCCCGATGATCCTTGGGAGTAATCACCCAATACTTCCGATCCGTCTCGGGAACATTGGCGTCCATGAAGATTTCCGACATCGCCGTGATCTTCAAGAGTTCCATCGTAACGGGGGTTGAGACGACGGCGAGAGTACCCAGGGTCGTCTTGATGCCGCCGGTGGTTCCGTCGATACCCACAGACTCGTCCTTGAACTCCACCGAACTTCCGCCAGCCTTGCCGGTGGTAACATCGCCAAAGGCGGCGGCGATAACGAGGTCATCAATCTTCCTGCCAAACGAAGAGGCGCAGGAACGGACGATAGCGCTCTGGGGGTCAGTCACCATCCGCGCAACGTCGGGCTCGTCCAGAAGATAACCATCTTCCCACGGATAGGGCGTAACCATTCTCCGCAAGAGTTCGGCTTCACGACTGGGGGTATCTCCATGGCGGTCGTTATTCGCCGTGGGGAGGTCCAATTCTGCAATCTGATGGAAGTAGGCATCTTCCGCATTGGAGACGGTTTTGATGTCCACCTTGCCTCTGAATAGGGAGGTCCGCTGCTGGGCGACAAGTGAAATCGTGTCACCAAACTGCTTTCCGTACAGTTGGTCGCCTGTGTAAGCCATTTCTTTCTCCTCAAACTATGCTGTAAAGTAACGTCACTTTGCAGTCGTGTGTCTCCGAGGAGGACGACCTTCATTTAACGTCTGATAGACGAGTCCTTTGGACTAGTCAACCCGGTCAGAAGGTATCCGGGGTTTCTTCCGCTGCTCTGTAATGCTCTCTGATTTCCTTCTGGAGACGTTCCATCTGTGCCGGGGGCAAAGTTCCCTTTGTGTATCCCGGCGTCTCCATGAGTTCTCTTGCGCGTCCCAAATGGTCCTGCTTGGTCAGTACCGACTTGGCAGTCCCGTCAGGGTCAATACGTTTCGCTTCCTTGAACTTCATCCCGAACTCGGCCACAAACTCAAGGATATGCTGGTTGCTTCCAATCGCGTCAAGAAGCGCCTGCTTGTTTTCGGGGGTTGTGTTGTCCTCAACCAGTCTCTTCGCAAAGTGCATACGGTCGTTATATGCATCCACGCCCCACTTCTCTTCGAGCGCGGCTTGGGTTTCCTTCTGCTCCGCCTCGCCGCTTCGCGCCATTTCCTCAAGGCCAAGTGCTATGCGATCATGCTCGAACTGCATCACTCGCTCCGCCTGCTTCTGGCTCAGACCGGCTTCGTGCATCATCGCACGGCCCTTCTCCAGAAGGTCGGGGCGGACGTATTCCTTAATGTCGTCCGCGATGGGAAGTTTGTACTCTTCGGCGGTCTTCGGCCTCCCAAGGGCTTCGTAGAACTCGTCTCTTTCGGTTTGCGATGCGTCTTCGGGAAGGGCGGATACGGTTCGATCCCCTCGGGAAAGAACTTTCTCCTGGTTCCCGACCTTCTTCATTACGTCTCCGATGTTGGTGAACCCATCGTAGATCGTTCGCCCCTGAAAATCCTCGGGGACGTAGTGAGCCTGCCAGCCTTCATTAAACGTACCGTCGGGATTGACAAACGACGGTTCCGGGTCTCCCGTTGCCGGGTCTCCTGTAGTCTCTACAGGTTCGGTTGTTTCGGGTTCGGTCATTTTGTTCCTTTCGCCAAGATTCTTCGGATTTTCAGCAAGACCGACCTTCGGCCTTCCTGTGCTGCGCTTCTGTATGGGTCGCCTGGACAGAACGACGTTTCATTGTCGAAACACGCCTCGGCCAAATCGGCCAGTACAACCTCGCCAGAAGCGCAGGTAAACACGTCTACGTAGGCATCAACAAGTTTCCGCTCTTCCTTGTTCATGCTTGGTACCGTACAATTCCTTCGATTGGATCGACATACCATAGCCATTCTCTCGGATGAAGTCCCCGGAGGATCGTTTCGTCAAGCTGGCGATGAAACCCTGCAATCAGTTCCCTGCCCACAGAAACGTCGTATGTAACAGCATCGCCGTCCTTCGGGGCGTCATGCCAGCTACGCGAGTCTGTCGGCCAGTATTCGCATTTGTTCCACACGCTTTCAGCCATTAACTGTCTCCATCACCTTACTGGCGGCGCTGCCCTCTTCGGGTGCGCCCGTGGTCTTCCCGTAAGCGTCGGCCATCTGCTGCCCGGCTTCGAGTGCCTGCTGTGCTGCCATGCGCTCCGCCTCTACCCGGCGGCTCTCGGCAATCTCTTCCTGGGTCGGGATGTGATCTTCCTTAACACCCATCGACCTTGCGAGATCGGGCAGGGCCTTGTCAATGCCAACATAATCCCGCGCCTCTGGGAAGACTTCAGAAAGCTCTCCGACGGTCCCGGCGAACTCCAAGAACCCCCTCGCCTCTTGATTTCTCAGGGCGAGTGAGAGGGGGCCAAGGTATTCGATCTTCATCTTTTTCCCGCGTAGCGACTCCGGGAGCGGGGGAAGCTGACCATTCTGCAAAAGCAAAAAGAATGACCGCGTAATCGTGGGGTCGAGCAATTCCGACTGAAGCCTTGAGACCGGCGGGCCAAGCTGCCTGAACCCCTCCCTCATGCGCTCGGCAACCTCCACGGTAGTCATCCGGGCCGTCAAGTCTCTCAGAGGAGCGAAGATGTCTTTGTAGAACGCCCGATGGATAATGGCCTGTTGTAGTTCGATGGCCTTTTCAGTAACGGGGTAGTTGCCAAGCTGCGGAAGAAGAGCCTTGACCGAATCCATCTCCATGACAGAGTTTTGCGCGGCAGGAGACAAATTCACGCGTCCCTCGAAGGAGTTATGCACCAAAAGAGGAGGCCTGTTGAACTTGTTTGCAAGCTCCAACCAATCCTTCTTCATCTGCTGAAGGACTTGGATGTCGCGGATGTTGTCCGTCCCCTGCCCTCTTCCGAATATCTCTGTTGAGCGCTTGGACCACCGAGCTATTGCATAAGGAAACTGCTCGAACCCGCCCTCTTTCGTCGTTTCCATCGCCTCCACGTCGATGTACTTCGACTCAAACGGCATATTAAGAGCGTCTTCCAGGCCCCCCCTTCTTCCGGTCCGGGGGCCGACAAAGTGAATGAACTCGAAAGTGTCGTTTTTGGTCTCGTCTTTTTCGAGCGCCTTCTTGATCCTGTCGGACAGGTTCTCTTCCCCGAACTCCTGCTCCGCCTGCCTTGCAGTGAAGAACATCGTGAGGAACAGCGTATCGACAATCCCATCCGAGTTTTCCAGGATGTGGTACAAGGATATGTCGTAGTCCTTGTAGACCAACCCGTCCCTTACTGTCCATTCAGTAAACAGATTCCCCGTCCCAAATACCGAAAGCGACCGGAGCGTTTCGTTCAACTCCAGCATGAGGTTCGAGGCAAACATCGCCTCATGCGTCATTTCAGTTGCGCGGGCGAGGTAACTTGTCTCCGCCTCGCTCTCAAAGTCGCTCCGAAGGCCAAAGGCTTTCTGCCCCGTGGGAAACAGGGCCACAGAAAGACCAGCCGCCATATCCTTCGAGTCTTGCTGCGCCGTGTTATCCCAAACGATAGTCGCGTTCTGCTCGCCCGGAGAGGAACTTGTGTCAATCTGATTCTCTCGCGGGAAAACAAGATCAGCCGCCTTCTGCCACAAAGACCGCCACGACCCCATACGAGCAAATTCACTGTCTCGCTTCAGAATGATGTCCTTGGCGTTCATCCGAGGAGAGTCTTCTTTCCCGTATCAGGAGTCAACGAACCAGCCAGCAAGGTACTCTGATACCCCTTCCTCCGTCTCATCCTGCGCGCAGCCTCGTCTTCGGCTTCAGGGGCTTCGTCAGGTAAAGCAGGGGGTGCGGCTACAGCGGGCATTGCGGGGGACTTTGGCTTCGAGAATACTCCACCCATCGTTGTCTCCTAAAGATGGAAAGGCTGTACTTGTTATACTCCTTACCCCCTTGGATGTCAAGCTATATTTTCAACGTATCGTGAATCGCGTAAAGCTGTTTTTGGCTTCCTGTCCTTGCTGGAGCCACTTTCCCCGCAGCGAGAAGGAAGTAATTGATCGCATGTCGGTAGTGGTCTCCCCCTGTTCCAACTGACCTGTAGCGGAAAATCTGCTGTCCTGTTCTCTTGTTGGTGTCCAGAACCTTCGCCATATTGCAGACCTGTTGGATAAAGGTCTTCATCTGCGGGCTGTCTTTCCGGGGCAACTGGACCCGATTATCGGCAAAGATAGCATGGCTTCTGTCGCAGATTTCCGTTCGATTGGCCTTAACGAGCCCGGAGTCACGATTGAACTGGACCTCGATGATAGAGCTTTCCGTGTACTCGCAGAGGAAAACGCTGTAGGGCTCTTCCTTCTGGAACGTCCTGGCGGCGTCTTCGTAGGGCCTTATATCCACCACGGCGCTTTTGACAGCGTACCGCTTTGCAAGATCGTGGATTTCGGACCAGTTCTTCACTTGGGCGACTTTGAGTATCCGGTATTGCTTGGTTCCAATCCTTGTCCCGATGACAACGTGCTTTATCTTGCCAACATCAACCCCCATGGCGCAAGGGCCATAATGCCTTGACTGCATAGCGTCAGCGCCACAGCATTCCTGAACAGCGTTCGCACTCAACTTGTCTTCGGCCTGGACGTGAGGAAGGCCCAAGATGAGCCTGTACACGTCGTCAATGTTCCCCTGCGGAGGGTCCAAGTATTTTTTCAGAATCTCGCCCGGGTCATTGCGGACACTTGTTAATTGTGACCAGTGGTGTCCTTCCATGAGAGATTTGTCTTCTGTGAAGGTCGGAACCCATATCCCCGTACCGGGGCCAGACCACGGCGGAACCTCTTTCCCGCACTTGGGGCAGCCGATGTATCCGGTTCCGTCGTCTCGAAGCTGGACGCATTCGGGAAACTCAAGGTCTGCGCTGAACCAGTGACCACAAGAGCATTTACGATGCCAATATCGCTGGTCGGATTCTTGCCAGAACAGGTCGATTCCGTGATCCGGAAGACCTGGGTTGGAGATATAGACCTCGTGTTTCGTCTCCGAGTCCCCCATCCTCCCTACGGCCTTTGATATGGCAGAGGGGTTCATCAGTTCAACTTCGTCGAAAACGACCCTATCCACGGGTACTCCACGAAGTTTCCCTGACTCCTTTTCATCCCCTGCCATACCAATGGTCGTAGCTAACGTAGCCCCTCGAAGGTACAAGAAAGCGTCGTGTATTTTCTTCAACCCCGCCGTGTCGGTAGTCTTGCCCCCTGATTTGACATACTGCCCTATGGACTCATAGTTGTGCTTATTTTGCACCAGAGGGCCAAAGCGGGCTTTCGAGAAGTCCCGCATATCATCCGTAGTCGGAAACAGGTACAAAGCCCCCCTGGGGTACTTCTTGTAGATCAGACCATGAAGGGTCTTGAGAATCTCGATCTCCGAGAACCCGCCCTGAGTGGCCTTCATGTAACAAATACGTCG